ATTGACACTCAAAGAAAATCAATCGGTGTGGTGGGTGGCACCCGTGTACCAACAGGCAGAAATTGCGTTTAACCGTATGCGGACACAGGTAACAAACAAGGCATTTTTCAAGGTCAATGAAAGCAAACTGCGACTAACCACCCCAACGGGCGGCATCATTCAATTTAAGTCAGCAGAAAAGCCCGACAACCTTTATGGGGATGATGTGTATGCAGCCGTGTTTGACGAGTTCACACGAGCAAGAGAGGAAGCATGGTTCGCATTGCGTTCTACCCTGACCAAGACCGAGGGCAAATGTAAATTGATTGGTAACGTAAAGGGCAAAAAGAACTGGGGTTACAAGTTGAGTGAACGGGCAAGGATGGGTGAGCCTAACTACGAGTTCCACAAAATCACGGCATGGGATGGCGTGGATGCAGGCATCTTAAAAAGTGAGGAAGTATATCAAGCACAAAGAGATTTACCAGCACACATTTTCAGCGAGTTATATTTAGCCGAGCCAACCGAAGACGGCAGCAATCCGTTTGGTTTAAGCTTTATCAACCAATGCATCAAACCTTTATCCACAAAACCAACCGAATGGTACGGCATTGACCTTGCCAAATATTCGGACTGGACAGTTATTATTGGATTGGATGCAGAATATCAGGTCACGTTTTGTGACCGCTTCCAAATGGACTGGGCGCAGACAGAACAAAGGATTATTCGTACCATTGGTGCGACACCTGCGGCATTGGATAGCACCGGGGTGGGTGACCCTATTGTTGAAAAAATACAGCGTGTTTGCCCCCGTGCCATTGGCGTAAAGTTTACCAGCACATCAAAGCAGCAAATGATGGAGCAGTTGACCGCTGATGTGCATGCTGGTACAATCGGTTTTCCAGAGGGGATTATTGCCGATGAAATGCGTAACTTTGAATTTGAACACACACAAACGGGCATGAGATATTCAGCACCATCAGGATTGCAGGATGATGCCGTATGTGCGTTGGCACTTGCCCGGCATTGCTCAATAAAAAATAAAAAAGGAGTATTTGTTATAATATGAAATTACCAAAGAATTGGCAGGACATCAGCATCGGCACTTTTCAGCAGTTGCACAAGTTAACCGAGCCTACATTTGAAAACCAAATCGCAACACTTGCCATCCTGACCGGGCAGACCGTTGAACAAATCGAGGAACTACCCATCCGCAAAATAACCGATGCCATTAGCAAATTAGGGTGGATGGCAGAATTACCGACCGCAAAGGACTTCAAAAAGTTCCGGCACGGGCTGACCACCTACAAATTTGTGGCATCACAGCACGAACTGGCAGCGCATCAGTTTATCACCGTGCAGGATTTATTCGGGCAGCAGGATAATTGGGTTGGCAATCTGCACAAAATCATGGCTGCCCTTGCAGTCAAATATAAATGGTTTCGCAAATCGGAAATTAAACCCACCGAATTTGACAAGGTTGCTGACCTCTTCCGTGAACGTATGAGCATTACTAATGCCTACGGTTATGCGCTTTTTTTTTCGGCTTACTTGCCAGCATCACTCGAAATTACCCATCTATTTTTAGAGCAGGAAGTGGAGAAGTTGAGGAAGATAGCCGAAGAAAAGACCGCCCAGCCATCGCGTGGCTCAAAACAATAGACGGCATGGCAGGTGGTGACCGAACCAAATGGGATTTCTTTTTGCAGATGGGTTTGGTTGAGTTCCTGAATGCAGTCAGCTTCCACAATGAAAAGAAAAGGGCGCAAACCGAAAGGCTAAACGCAGCGGCGCAAGGGGCGAAATCTGCAAAAGATAGTAGCGTTTATCAGATTGCTTTATTGCAAGAACTGATTTGATACTTTTATATATGAGGCTACGGCCTTGCCGGGTTAGTGTATATAGGGTAACATCACCATGCGCGCTAACGGGTTGCTTTGAGCGGCAATAGATAAGCAATTCAAAGATGGTGGACGGGGGTTCGATGCCCCCACCCGGTGCGATGAATATAAGCAAGGCAGATTTAGCCGAACTGGATGCGTTGTTGCCAAAGATTGGCATAGATGAAGCCACTGCAAATATGGGTGGCACGGTGCTGGGTGATGCAATGGTATTTGTTGCACAGGTAATTATTGACAAACTGAAAGAAAGTGCAAGGCAAAAAGACCTGAAAGCGACAAACAACCTTATCCAAAGCATATCCGCTGATTATCCAAGCATTACGCCACAAGGCATAGAAATTGAGATTTCGATGGCTGATTATTGGGAGCGTGTCGAAGATGGACAGAAACCTGGAATTTGGCCATATATGCCATCGCTTATTCAATGGGTTGGTGCAAAGGCATCGGTTAAACGCATAGCCTTGGAACGCAAGGGGAAAAACCAAACAGTTCAAAAGGCAATTGAAAGTTTTGCATCAGTTGTAGCCAAAAAAATACACAGCAAGGGAACAATAAAGCGTTTCGGATACAAAGGCTCTGGATTTATTGCTGCGGTACTTACCCAACAAAACGTGGATACCATCGCGCAGAAGCTATCCGATTTGACCGGATTGCGCCTAACCGCTTATGTCACTACCGAGGTAACGCAATAGGTACTTTTATAGGTAATGGCAATAACTATCAACACCGAGCCGAATGATATCTCGCCCGTGTATTCCGATATTTCCTATGTGGTGACTTCCACCAATTACGCACAGCCGAACTTTAAATTTGTGGCGGTAGTAAAAAACGCATCCAACGTAGTCATTGCAAAACTGAAAGCACCTATTTTTCACGGCACGACTGACAAAGCGGTGTTTAATCTGTCACGAATTTTGCAAAATTATGTGACATACGACTTCACCCAATCCCTTGCATCAATCAGCAAATGCACAAATTCATATCTGGCGTACAGCGTGGAATTTGGTGAAGAGTATGGTGGAACTGAATATCTTACATTGGCAACCGACACAGGCAAATATGTTTGGAATGGCCTCTTTGATTTGTACGGAAGTGAATCCACAGCCACTTATCAAATCACCTACCCAAGCACAACACCCAAATTCCTTACCCGTGTACGGACAAGGCGTGTAAGTTTGGCACAAACAGATTACCTTTACTTTTTACGGGGTGCGGTAGGGGCGGCAACCGAAATACAGGTCAAAGCATACAATGCTGCTGGCTCATTGCTTGCCACATCACAGATAAAAAATAACTTCACCGATGCAGGCGAAAAGTCCGAGTTCTTACTTAGATGCCCTGCTGGCCCTGATAACCTAAACGACATCACCGCAGGCAACCTAACAAGCGGAACAGCAGGCAACGTCATCCCTGCATCGACCAGTTACTACACCATGCAGGCTATTGATAGTGGCAGTCAATTAGGAAGTGAACTTTACCGCTTTGATGTGGTGGAAGAGTGCAGCAAGTATTTACCACAGTATTTGAACTTTTTAAACCCTCTTGGTGGCTTTGAATCTGTGCGCTGTAGTATGGCATCAAAAGACAAATATAACATCAACAGAAAGCAATTCAAGCGGAATAATTACACGCTGTCTGGCAACACCTACGCATACGATACCAGTAAACACGGCATCACCAACTATGCGGTTGAGAAAACCAAAGAGGTAACCCTCAACACAAACTGGCTGACTGAAACAGAATTTGAATGGCTGCAAGATTTGATTGCCAGCCCAGTTGTCTTTTTGGGCAACATTCCCGTGAACATCGTAGAGACATCATACGAAGTGTTTGATTATGTGGACGGCCCGAACAACTTGAAAATAACTGTCCAGTATACTGAACCAGAAAGGCTGCAAAACGCATGAACAATGTAAGGCTTGTATGCGGTGGTGTCAGTGTTGACCTGCCGAGTGATTTTGGAATACTCATAAATAAATCCATTGCCGACATTCGGGAACCTGAATCACGCTCATCGGATTGGAGCAAGACATTCACACTGCCCGGCACAAAGGCAAACAACAAGCTGTTTACCCACTTGTTTGATTTGAATTTGAGCATCCGAAACACATCGGCTAACAACTTTAACCCCGATTTCAACCCGAACCTGAAAGCCGATGCCATATTGCAAGTGGATGAGGTCACCCAAATACAGGGCTTTATCCGTTTGCTTGGCATTAAAGTCAATGACCTAAATCAAATTGAATACGAGTGCAGTATGCACGGGGAGTTGGCCGACCTATTTGCAAAGGTTGCCGATGCCAAACTTGCTGATTTGGACTTCACTGCCTACAATCATATCATAAGTGATACCAATATATTCAATAGTTGGGATACCTCGATAGTAAAAAACGGCTCATCTGGGTATGTAAACTTTAGTGGTGGCGCACCAATTGGTGAGGGTTACGTTTACGGGTGGATAGATAACGGGCAATATGCCAATTATCAAACACTTTACACCGATAATATGACCCCTTATTTGTACGCGAAAACAGTTGTAGATGCAATTTTTAGCGGTACGGGTTACTCATATTCATCTGGCAGTTTTTTCAACACAGCGCAGTTCAAAAGATTGGTGGTTCCTTGCCCTACAAAAACACCCATATTAAGCGAACAAAATATATTAGATAGGCAGTTTCAAGCAAAGTTCAGTGGTAGCGTAACATTTGGAAACACATCCACACAGATGCTTTTTCCTACCGAAATACTTGACCCGTCAAACCAATGGAACACAGGCACATCGGAATTTACAAATGGCTTTTATTCGCAAGGTTATGATTTTACAATCTATTTAGATGGCAGTGCAACCGGGTTAACAGCAACAGCAGGGGCGCAAGATAAGTTGTGGTTTAGATTATTTGTCAATGGCGTGGTTGTGCAGGAAAAAGGAGTTTGGACTACAAACACCGCAGCAGGCACAGCGACAATAAATGACTATGTGCGTTTTCAAAATATCAAACTGCAAAAAAATGATGAAGTTGTTGTGCATTGGTATGGTGTAAGGCAGGGCGGTATCGGTGCATTTATTTCAGGCGCACAAGTAACCTTGACGGCCAATACATCGTTTTATAATTTTGTGGTTGAGAGTTCATACGCCTATGATGACACAATGGATTTCGGTGGATTTTTCACTGGCGTTGAAACCAAGCAGCGTGAGTTCATGCGGTGGATTTTCACAATGTTTAATCTGTATGTTGAAGCCACTGAAATAGATAAACAACTTGTCATCCTGCCACGCGAAGATTTTTATACCACAACGGTGCGCGATTGGACAAAGAAACGTGACCTCTTGCAACCCCTTGAAATTACACCGATGGGAGAACTGGATGCAGGTAGATATTTATTTACCTACAAAGACGGTGAGGATGAGGGAAACAAATACTACAAAGAGGATTACAGCCGTACATACGGCGACCGCCAGATATTAGTGCAGAATGATTTTGTAAAGGATGAAAAGAAAATTGAGATAGGTTTTGTCCCGACCATCATTGTAAAGCCAGAACAGGAAACAGACAAGTATCTGCCAGAGATTGCAACAAATGACGGCAAGACAAAATCCGGTGATTTGAGGATATTGCAATACAAGGTCAAAACCTGTGCAGGTTATTTGGTACGCAATGGCTCGTGGAGTTTCAACCCACCAGCAGGTGCGGTAAAAACTAAATATCCGTTTATGGGCCACTTGGATGACCCGTTGACCAGCAGCACAGATATAAACTTTGGGATGCCCCGTTTTATCGGATTGCCA